GCACAAGTAGTCCATCGTGGCCATTTGGGAGTAAAGTTCCTGGCTCGTATCTACTCCCCTGATGTCTGGTTTGGCAGACCGGACTCAGTATGTGATCTACCTAGGCAAATAAGCAAGTTCCATGTCACTGTAGCATTACCTAGCAATATTACAGCACAGGCGAAACTACTGGAAAAAGTTAGATCATACTTGCTCTCCGATAGTAATACCCCAATCCTCGGAGAGTTTTGTCTCAGAGTGCTCGAACTCACTGGCGGAAATATAGAACCTAATGATGATGTCGCCAGTGTACGGTCCTGGTGGTCACACTACCAGTCTGAGGACCAATGGCCTAACGCAGCCAGCGATTGGGCCTGGGACTACGCCAGAGATGCCTTACCAGAATTTGCCTATTCTAGCTTTACGAGCTGGCTGGCTAATCTTCGGCGTGTCGAGCAATGCTTGGAACCTCCAATGTTCATGCAACCCCCTTTCCCCGCAGCACCAAGGCGGCAAGAAGTTCATGACAGTGCTGCCGCACTACCCGCCACTGATGCTAAGGTGGCGGATGAGAAAGAGGTGAAGCAGCAGAGGTTCTCTGATTACATGGAGGAGAAGAAGAGGAAAGGAACTTGGGTTCCACATAACCCTAGAACCGGTAGGCTTCACGTTGAGCCAGGCACTGATACTAAGCATAACCAAAGTACAATTGCACAAGCTGCACAAGCCCGGGCGCAGCAAGCCCCGCCGGTGCCAAGACCGAATCCTATTCCCTCGAGGGCTGCACCACCAGCCCCTCCCCTGCCTCCTGCCCCCGTTACCGCTCCGCCGCCACCCCCTCCCCCACTGCCCCCGAAGCCCAGTATCCCTACGACTGCAAGTCAGCCTGTTCCCGTAACATCATTAGGGGTTACTGTTCCTGGAAGATCCACCTTGTCATGGAGGTATGAGACTAAGGACACCAGGTCGGCTAGACAGAAGCACGTGGACCAGCATAAGCCCACTGTAATACCAAAGTTGAGTGTTCCTGCACAGCATGATGAAGCTCAAGCCTCAGTGGACGGGACGCTGCAGAAACGGGAGAAGATGGTGTGGCGAGCTAAGGCCTAGGGAGCTGGCCTTACTGTGCTGGATAACGCACAGTAAGGCCAGCGTGGCGCAGTATTGACGAAACTGCGCTACACGCATTTTAAGCCGGAACCACCTGACGGTTCCGGCTCGTCTTTCAACGGACACGATCGTTGAAATGGAATATTTGACCATAGGCAGTGCAGCTAAGCTAGCAAGTGACATAGCGGATAATTCAAATATACACGCTTCACTTCGCAATGATAGCATTTGGTCAAAATTCAAGTTATCCCCAGCTTATCCTGAACTTGGGGTGCACCTGGGGCACCCCAGCGTCTTTGAACGGACACGATCGTTCAGCGACATGCCACCGAAATTACGCAGAACAATGAGAACTACGGCTAGACCGCGCAAAGTAGTGCGCGCCGTCAAACTAGCTAGGGCCCAAATCAAACAGGCCTATGCAAAGAGACAGCGTGCGCCAAAGCGCCAATTCAAAACAACTCCGTCAGCCGCATCAGCATCTGCTCCTCCAAACCAAACTGTTACCACAGCACCGCTTGCTGTCGGCACTGTAGGACAATATAGCCAATACCCTACCCAGACTGGTAAACCACAAATGGATACTGACGTCACCAACGCCGCAGATTGGTCCACCGCTATTGGTGTAAGAATAGCTGGTCAAGACATCATCTCGGGCTACGTTGGCATGTCACCAGTCAATGGGCACACCGGCTTATGTTACAGTTTGGGAGGCTCACCTACTTCCTCTTGGATGATGAATTTGTCACCATTGGCAATCTCACCCCGTCTCGCCCAGTTGGAACAGACTTATTTCTTTTACGCCTTTAGAGAGTTGACTTTTCAGTATATTCCAATAGTCAACTCCCAGTACATTCCAACCGGAGGAACTACCAATCTTGGATCATGCGCTATCACCATGGCAGTTTGTGGGAACAACGATTCTGCCAGTTCAATGAGCGACACGACCATTTCCTTTCAGCAAGCTGTTAGTGAGATAGTGCCTTCTGTCACTGGCTTGGCATGGGAAACTATGGCTTTAACGTATAAATTCAATGGTAAGAGGGTATTTGAAAC